TTGATTTCTAATATTGATGCTACAACATGCAATCTATTTGCATCTGCAGCGGTTACTTTTAATATTTCACTTTCTTGTAAAATTAATGGTTCAGTTAATAACTGTTCTGTTGCGTGACCAGCTATATTTTTTACATCAAACAATACAAATACATTACTAGATGCATCTGTTAATGTTACTGTAATTGTGCTACCATTATTACTATCATCACAAACTAAAATAGATTTTACAATTGCTCTTGAGTTAGAAGGTACAGCATATAGAGTTGTAATATCTGTAGTTGTTAAATCTTGTTTTTGATTTTTATATATATTTGCCATTATCCTAATCCTAACCAAGTAAATCGTTCTTGGTCTTCTTTTTGTTGTCTTAAAAATGTAGAGTTTAATTGTTCTACTACAGAAGCTAAAGCTCTGTTAATTTGTCTTTGGTTGTCTTCTGTGTATTCTTTTTTTGGTTCGGGTAATCTTACTACTATCTTTGCCATTATCTTCTTCCGTCTGGTTGTAGATCAGCTTGGAATGTACCAAATCTCCATGATTCACCTGATCCTGTATTTTCTATTTTTAAGTTTGCATACCTCCCTCTAGCTCTAGTGTCAACTTTAGTTGTGCTAGATGTAATTGTAAAAGGACTTAATGTCGTAGCTGTTACATCTTCTGATGGATAATCAGATACTGATATGGTTACTTGATTATTACCAGTCAATACTTTGAAGTTTGGTAAAAATCTACGCATAGCTAAAAAGTATTCTCCAATACCTTGATCTGTTTGTAAAGCAAAATTGTACGATTGTATAAAAGATAATAAAGCTGTTGTACTACCATCTGGATTAATTTGATCTGTACCTATTTCATGTTCAAAGAAAACACTTTGACCTAGTCCTGTTTCACCTACAATTGAAGGAAACGTTCCTGTGTTAGAACTGTTGTATGCGGTTGAATAAGGTTTTGGATAAACAAGAGAGTCAATCCAAGTTGTTCTATTAAAATTAGTATTGGTGTTATTATACCAGTTACCCATTTCACCTGGAGGTGCTTTGGCACCGTAATTATAAACTACTGATCTATCATTAAAAGCAGAACTTGATGATGGATACCACCATAAAACTTCTGTAAACAAATTATTTATACCTGCAGTTATTTGTTGTCCTTTTGTTGTATCAATATTGTCGTAGACAAAATCTTCAACCGAACAAGGTAATGAATTTACTGTACCATCAAAAGAGAAGAAACCATTATTACTCATCCAATATGCAACACCATCAATTTCAATTGCAGCGTTCTGTCCTATTAATCCACAGTTAGTTCCAACTTGTTCAAATCCAAATGTAAAAGGTGCACCAACAAACTTCATTGTATAAAGTGCATTGTCTGTCCAGACAAGAATATTTTCTTTTGCAACTAACGCTCCGACGATCCGCGTTCCGTCTTGAAGTCTTTGTGAACCGGCTGTGTTGGTTGCTTGAATAGTATACTCGTTAATACTTTCATCGGCAGAAAATCTAATAAACATATCGTCTTGTGTAGAAGGCGTACCAATTGTTACTTCTGTTCCGAAATGAATTAAGTGTCTTGTTGTTGGTGATATCAAAGTTGTTCGTGTTGCAGTAGGATTGTTTGATGTTTCAAACCCAGATGTTGTTGTTGATGCTCTGTTACCTGTAGGATTAGCAACACCAGCATTCCATGTAAATGTTTTACCATTTAATATTGTAGCTACTAAAACTTCACCAAAAGAGTTAAGTGACCAAAGTCCTGGTTCTAATGTAACCGTAGATGCTTTAACTGCACTACCAAAACCTGTAAAGTCTGTTGCATTTTGAACTACAGCATTAGTGCTGTGAGCTTGACCATTTGATGTACCAGGAGTTGCTGTTCCATTTGTACCTCTAGTAATACCTAAAAATTGTGTAGAACTTTTTGATGTGTATGTAATTAATTCATTCGCTATCGCAATCGTTCCTGCAGATGGAAAATCAGTAGTTGAGTCTACAGTAACAGCGGTTCCCGATCCACCTGTACCAGCAGTGTCTGCGTTCAACGATCCATCTAGTTCTGTTTGTACAACACCAGTAATTGTTCCGCCATAGTTTCCAATACCAAAACCATAACCATAGTTTTGTGCAGCTGGACCAACAGGTTCATAAGGTTTTAAAGTTATACTACCGCCAGTAGCTACTGTACCCGTTGCAGCTGATCCCATTGTAATGGTAAAAGTTGTTGGAGTTGGAACAGTAATAACTTGAAAGTTTTTATCTTCAAAATCTGATGCTGAAAAACCTGTACCACCTGGCAATGTTACACTATCAAATAAAATTATATCGCCTTCACTTATATTATGTGCAGCTGAAGTTGTTATGGTAACTGTTGTTGTAGAGTTTGTTGAAAGTGTTGCACCAGTGATACTAGTTTTTAAAGGAGTAATATCAAATAGTTGTCCTTCAAAATATACAAGTAAAAATTTATCTGTTCCTAATGCAACGTATCTATTTCCATCTAAATCTACGAATGCAAATTGTTTTCTTACTACACCTACAATTGTATCTGTAAGAAGAGATTGCCAACCACCTACTTTTTCTGGTAGTCCATATCTAAATCTTGCTAAATCAGAATCTGTCCAACGACCGACAGCACCAACAGAAGTATCCTGTCTATCTATTCCTGGCGCAAATTTAATTTGTTGAAGAGCCATATGTTAGCTCCTATGCTGTGTTTGTTTTGAAAGCCCAGCCTCTAGTGGCATCTACATAAACTAAAGTTATAGCTTGTCCGTTTGTATTTAAAACTAGATTAGATGTCCCTGTGTTAATAGGTTGGCCATTTCTATCAATGGTTAAGTTATTAGATGCAAAGGTCCCTCTAGTATCTATAATAGTAATTTCATCACCTACTGCTGGAGATGCAGGTAAATCAATTTCTATTGGGTTAGCTGTTGTGTTAGCGAAAATTTGTGCACCAGCTACAGCTGCGTAGGGTGAGTTAGAATCAGTTATAGTTGCATAACCTTTTTCAATAATTTTTGTCGTTGTGTTTGTACCATCAGAAACACAAAGTAAAGTTGCTCCTGGAGGGACAGGTTGAGATGTACCACTAGCTGTTAAAACACTTAAAGTATTATTAGCAGTGCCTCTAACTGTTTCATCACTTATAATCCAAACTCTTTCAGACCCTGATGGCATTGTTAAAGTTCTAGCACCACCTAAAGTTCCAGATAGTTTTAAATAAAAGTTTTTACCATTTGATGTTGCACCATCTGATAAAAGTAAAGTTACACTTGAACCAGCCATACTAATGTCTTGATAACCACTAGCGCTTTGTTCTAAAATTTGTAAGTTAGTATTTGTGATAGTACCCCAAAGACCAGCTTTTTCTCCTGTTGCTACTATCTCTAATTTTAAATCTGTTGAAAATGTTGATGCCATAATTTTAACTTGGATCTATTGGTGTCCAAACCATGTTTGCTCCTGGAACTATTTCGTTCCATGTTATTATACCTACGTCATTTGTAGCCACTGTTAGTGGTACCCCACTAGGACTTACAAGTGCCGTTCCTGTTACTGTAACATTTCCGGTCGCTAACGTCAATGCGTTTCCTGTAACCGGAGCATTAGCATCTGCTGTAACGGTAACCGTTCCAACACCTAATGTTAATGGATTAGCTGTAACACTTATATTCGCTTGACCTGTAATACTTAAAGTACCAAGACCTAAAGTTAATGGATTAGGAGTTGCATCCTCTGTAACGGCATCTGCTATAATACCTACACTTCCAATGGTAATGGTTAATGCATTCCCAGTCGTTGATACTAGTACATCGGAATCTGGTCCTGATGTAGCGAATGGTAATGCTGCTATTGCGTCAAATCCTAAACTCATAAATAATCCTTAAAAGGAGACAGTGAGGTATGTGGTGGAGTCACTGTCCCCATCTAAAGATTATACACTATAAATCTATAGTATCAACTCTGTTAAAGATGAGTTTGATCCAATAGTACCTTTATAAAAAGTATTAAAAGCTAGACTTATTCTAGTATTTTTACCCTGTTTAGTTTCTACTTGATGAGTTGTAGATGAAGGAAACATAACTAATTGACCTGTTTTTACAGGAAAAAACCAAGTTTCAGAATTCCATAAATTAAATTTTTTATCATCTATAACAGGTTTTATTTGTTGATAATCATCTCTACTAAAAAGTATTTTATCATTTTCAACATTTGAATTAAAATATAATACACCAGATACCACTGAATTAGGATGTGCATGCTTATGATGAAATTGATCAGTTTCAGTATAATTTAACCAAGATTGGGTGATATAAAGTTCTATATTTTCTTTAGGACAGATAATAGTTTTTAAATAATTTTCACAATGTTTATTTAAAAACTTTTTAATATTTTTAAATTCTTTTCTATTTAATATGTAATTATCTTTTGTATTTATATTTCCTGTATTTGGAGCACAATGTTTTTTTTGTTCTTTTACAAAATTTAATTCTTGTTTAGTAAATGCTCTATTTATTTCTGTCATATAAACAGGTGTTGGAAAAATATTATTAATTACTAAATCTTTCATATCACCTTTTAAGTATAACTAAACCAACCTGTTGATATATATTTTGTTTGAGTTGGTGAAGTAACACCTTTATGAGTAAAAGTCCAATCTGATCCCCAAATTAAAGTTAAACCTTTTTCTGGCTTAACCTTTAACTTTTGATAAAAAAATTCAGTTTCGCCACCATCTGTAACATCATTTAAGTATGTCATAAAAACTAAATGTCTTAAAGATCCTCCACCATGACCTGTATTTCTTTCACAATGAAAATCTAAAAATCCTTCATGGGGTTTATATTTTTGAATATTAAATGGTTGAGATATGTTCCAGGCTTCTTGATTAATATGACAGTATTTATATTTTTTTTTATATTTTTCTAAAACTTTAAAAAGTTCATCACAATAATCTCTTACCTCTTGTGAATTTTTATTATGTTTATGATAAATACCAAGATCAGTAGAAATCTTTCTAGAAGAATATTCTATTTTGTTTGTTTTAGAATTTAATGAGCCACCTTTTTCTTTATCAGGTGAATTTTCAAAATATGTAATTAAGTTATCACACACTTTAGGATTGATATACCAACCCTCAATAAAATTATTTAATTGATTAATATTTTTTTCTTCTTTCATACCACCACCATTTACAAATACTTATAAAATATTATCAGGAATTGTCAAGCACATCCCATTGTTGATTTTCTTCGTTCCAAGAATATTTTTGTCCATCTGTAGGAAAAGCAACTGGTGCTTCCCATAAACAAGTAGTGTCGTTTAATGTCCAAGATGGATAAGGTTTAGGTGCAATAAAAGCATCTTTGTCTTCATCATAAGTATAACCAATAGCCGCATGATTTTTTCTTAAAGGTGTGCCACCTAATTTATGAACTCCACCATAAGTATTAAAAGATGTTTGTTTCCATATTGACCAACCTGTTAATTTAGTTAAAAAGTCTATTCCAATATTTTCTTGTTCTACACCATTAGCGTCATGTAAAACTTCATTTACTACTGATTGAACTTCAATCACTTTTCCATTTAATCCTATTTTTGCAAAACTAGCCATAATTTATCCTGTATATGTTCCACTTCCGTTAAATTGTAAAATTGTATTTGAACCTGATGTTGTAACAGTAGGTGATCCAGTTGTTGTACCAGAATACTTTGCTGTTGCCATACTTAAAATAACAACACCTTTTCCACCAGCACCGCCATTAGCAGCAGGAGTAGAACCTCCACCTCCGCCTCCACCACCAGTATTTGCAGTTCCATCTTGTCCAAGATAAGAATTAGTTGAATCTCCTCCTTTTCCTCCACCACCTGTTCCACCATTTCCAGCGGTATCGCCTGAATATGCACCACCACCTCCACCTCCAGCTCTTGTAACTGAAGAACCTGTAATAGATGAAGCTGAACCATTACCTCCAGCACCTCCATTAGTACCACCATTAGTACCTACTGCACCAGCGCCACCTCCACCAGCACCTCCATTACCACTTGTAAAATCTCCACCATCATTTCCTTGTGACGGAGACGTACTTGGAGTGTTTCCTGAACCTCCAGAATTAGAACTTGCAGCACTTGCACCACCACCTGAACCTCCATCTTGACCACCACCTTGACCATAAGCACCACCTCCTCCGCCTCCAGCAGAAGTAATTGTAGTTAATCCTGTCCCTGAAATTGATGAACTATTACCATTATTACCATTTGTTCTACCACCAGCTTGTGCAGCTGCTCCATCTCCAACTGTAATAGTAACAGTGTTAGAAGGAGTAACATTTTGAGTAGATGTTCTATAACCTCCAGCACCTCCACCTCCAGCACCAGTACCATTATCTTGATCTCTTGCTCCACCTCCACCACCAGCTATAACTAAAAAATCTACTGAATAAGATTGTGCTGTTTCAAAAGCTACTGCACCATCATTTATAGGTATCCATCCTTGTGTAGATCCTGAATAAACAATATGTACTGTTTCTCCTTCAGTATCATAAACAGGAACAGGACTTGTAAATCCTTGAAACTTTGATCCATTTAAAGTTAAGGTCACTGCGTTTGTTCCCCATGTTCTTAAGAAGTCAGAAAAAATTAATTGATCTCCAACAGAGGGAGAACTAGGTAATGTTAAATTACAGGCATTAGATGTAGTATTAATCCATATTCCTTGATTGGCAGAAGCGGTGTGTGTAGCTCCTGTAACTATTGTTGATTGCCATTCAATTCCTGCACCAACAAGTGATGCACCTGAAGCAACTTGTACTGTATCTCCAGATTTACCGATAGTAATAGTATTAGAATTTTCATTAATAATATTATTACCGTCTACATCTTGAATTGTGTTTACTTTTATAGTGCTAGTCATATTACATTAGCTCCCAATTTAATTTATTTTCATTCCAATAATATCTATCAGGAATAGGGTCACCGTTATCATCTGTTAAATTTTGTGTAAATGTATTTGGATATTCTATTGGTGCTTCCCATTGACAAGTTTCCTCATTTAAATTCCAACCTTTATATGTTTTTGGTGGTATAAAAGCATCTCTTTGTTGATCATAAGTATAACCAACACCAGCGTAATTTTTTCTCATATTTGCATTATAAGATGTTTGTTTCCAAACAGTATCTTTTCCATGAAGATTTTGTAAAAATTCTACACCAGCTTGTTCGCTTGTAGCAACATCATTTGATACTACATGAACTGAAGTAACTATACTACCTGGTCCTAATTTTGCGAAATATGCCATTATTGTGTGTAACTCCCATCTCCATTATATACTAATATTGTATCTGATCCACTTGTTGTAACAGTTGGGGAACCTGTTGTTGTACCAGAATATTCTGATGTCGCCATTCTTAAAATGACTACACCACTTCCTCCAGTACCTCCACTTGGGTTACCGCCTGAGTTTAATCCACTACCTCCGCCTCCACCACCAGTATTTGCAGTTCCAGGATCTCCATTTCCAGCTGAACCAGTAGAATCTCCACCACCACCAGCTCCACCATTTCCACCGCCGCCGCCACCACCGCCGCCGCCTCTTGTAACTGCTGAACCTGTTATTGAAGAAGATACACCAGCTCCTCCATTTGAAACTGCGTTAGCTGTATCTACGGCTGCAGCTCCAGCGCCTCCACCACCACCTGAAAGACTTCCATAGCCACCAGTATCACCTCTAGCTCCAGCAAAACCTTGGTTTGTAGTTCCAGCACCACCATTACCTTGTGAATTTATGTGACCACCTGCACCACCTCCTGATCCTCCTGTGCCACCATCTTGTGTTCCAGGAGCTGTTGTACCTCCATAGCCACCACCAACAGTAGTGACATCTGTAATATCTGAACCTGTGATAGAACTTGCAACTCCAGTATTGCCTCTATTATAACCTACTCCACCTGCTCCTCCAGCACCAACAGTAATTGTATAAGTAGTTCCTTGAGTAAAAGTTAAAGGGGTTTCAGTTGAACCACCACCGCCTGAAGTTTCAGACGCAAAAGAACATCTGTATCCACCAGCACCTCCGCCACCACCTGATCTACTATCACTAGCATTATTACCGCCACCACCACCTGCTCCTCCAGCTATTACTAGATAAGAAACAGTTGCGCTTTGAGGTGTTTCTAAAACAGTTCCTCCATCATTTATAGGTATCCATCCGTTTGTGGAACCAGAATAAACAATATGAACAGCCTCCCCCTCTGTATCATAAACAGGGGCTGGACTTGTATTGCCTTGATATTTTGATCCGTTTAAAGTTAATGTTACGGCATTAGATGCCCACGTTCTTGCAAAATCAGCAAAAATTAATTGGTCACCAACAGAGGGTGAACCAGGTAATGTAAGATTGCAAGCATTTGAAGTTGTGTTAATCCATATACCTTGATTAGCTGAAGCTGTGTGAGTTGATCCTGTAACCACTGTTGATTGCCAAGCAATAGAAGCAAAACCTGTTGCTGTCCCACTATTAGTTAATGTTGCACCTGATGCAACAGTTAAAGTTCCACCACTAGGAACTGTAAACGTATCTCCACTATCTCCTAGTGTTAAATCTGTTCCTGATCTTGGACTTATTTTATTTACTTTTACTTCACTCATATTATATTAAATCCCATTGTTGATTTTCTTCATCCCATCTATAATTTTGACCATCGTCAGGTTTTACCACTGGTGCTTCCCATCTACAAGTTGTTTCATTTAATGTCCAACTTGAAAAAGGTTTTGGTTCTATAAAAGCATCTCTATATTGATCGTATTTAAAACCTACTGAAGCAAAATTTTTTCTAAATGAACTATTGTAAGAAGCTTGTTTCCATACGTCATTTGTACCATACATATTATTTAAAAAATCTACACCTAATTGTTCTTGCTCTTGACCATTAGCATCTGTAATTACATTATTATGTACTACAACTACTTGTTCAACTATATTTCCTTTTCCTAATTTTGCAAAATGTGCCATAATAATTTCCTATCCAGTGTAAGTACCACTTGCTGTAAATGTTATAATTGTTTGTCCTGAAACTCCTGTAGCAACTGTTGGACTTCCTGTTGTTGTTCCTGAATAACTAGCATCAGGTACACTTAAAATAACTACACCGCTTCCTCCAGCACCACTATTACCACCAGCACCACCACCGCCACCTCCTGTGTTAGCTGTTCCATTTGTTCCAGCACCACCAGAACCACCTCCAGCACCGCCTCCGCCAGAGCCACCAGATCCTGCACTAGAAGTAATTGCATAACCTCCACCTCCACCAGCATAAGTAACTGATGATCCTGTTATTGAATTTGCTAAACCAGCACCACCATTACCACCAGAACTAGAACCACCACCAGCTCCTACAGCTCCAGCACCTCCGCCACCACCAGAACCAGAAGCAGGTGTGGTGCCTGGTCCAGAACCAACTCCACCATCATTACCTTGAGGTGATGTACCTGAACCACCAGAACCACCATTATGCGCTCCACCACCACCCGATCCACCAGAATTACCAGCATTTTGACCTCCAGAATTACAACCACCTCCACCACCACCTAAAGTAGTGACAGTAGATATATCTGAACCAGAAAGAACACTATTTTGTCCATCATCGCCCCTTTGTGCTGTGGTTCTTGCAGCACCTCCAGCACCGACTGTTATTGTATAAGTAGTACCACCATTTAAAGTTATAGCTGCTCCACCAACATTAGTTAATAATCCTCCTGCTCCTCCACCAGCGCCTTGATCTTTACCTCCTGAACCACCTCCAGCAACTACTAAATATGAAGCGCTATAAGTTTGTGGAGTTTCAAAAGCAACTGCTCCGTCGGTGTTAGGAATCCAACCTTTTGATGATCCTGAATAAACAATATTTACTGATTCACCATTAGTATCATAGACAGGAACAGGAGTTGTGTTTCCTTGAAATTTTTCACTATTTAAATTTAATGTTACTGCGTTTGTTCCCCAGTTTCTAGCAAAATCTGTAAAAATAAGTTCATCACCTACAGAGGGTGAAGATGGGAGTGTAAGTGTAATTGCGTTAGAACTAGTGTCAAGCCATAAACCTTGTCCAGCTGCTGCTGTGTGTGTAGCTGCTGTTACAATTGATGATTGCCAAGCAATGCTAGCAAAACCAGTTGCTGTTCCACTATTAGCTAAAGTTACACCTGAAGGAATACTAACTGTATCTCCAGACGTACCTAAAGTTAAGGTTGTACCTGATTGCGGATCTACCTGATCTACTTCTA